AATACAGCATCTACGGCACGACGTACGAAGAGGCCCGCCAGGTCGCAGACGCCATGCGGCTCGTTCTGGATGGATACGGTGGAACGTCGAACAATACAGAAGTGAAGCAAACGTCGCTGGAGGACGAATCCGACGACTTTGTGCAGCTGGCTGGAGCGGATCTCCCGCCGGTCTATCAGGTGACGCAGCGGTACGACTGCTGGTGGAGCGAGGGATAAAGCATGCCATACACGCCCCATGATTCGAGCGGCACGACCTTCACGTTTGCAGGCACTGTCTACACCGTCACGAGCATCACCTACTCGATCACGGACAACGCTGCCACCGATCAGATCGACGTGTCACACCTGGGCCAGACCACCGGGGCGACCGTGCTGACGATGAGCCGCCCGCTCAAGGGCTCTGCTGGTGACACCGGCAAGGAAGTCTCTGTCGAGTACCTGGCTGCGTCCGGCACGCCGGTTGCCCAGGGTGCCACTGGAACGCTCGCCATCACTGGCGGGATCACGCTGAGCGTGACCGCCACGTGCAAGTCTTCCAGCGTCACGCTGACGGTCAACGACGCCGTGCGTGGTTCCGCTTCCTTCCAGGTGCCGTAGTCGCACGGAGGCTTACCCGTGGCGGCTCATAGCACTGGCATCTCTGTCACGTTTGACGGCGTGGCGTTCTCCGAGGTTTCGGAGCTGTCGTGGCAATACGGCGGCGGCCCAGCCAAGGGACGCTCATCGCTGTGGACCGATGAGGTCGGCACGGTCACTGTCGGCTGCATGGGCACGGCCAACATCACCACGGCGAAGTACGGCACCAGGGCTGACATCGTCATCACTGGCGGCGGCGCTGGCTTGACGAGCAAGGCAGTCTATGAGGGCTTGAGCGTCGCGCCCGAGTTGAACGGCGTAACCCGTTACACCGTGACGTTCAGACTTTTGGATGGGTGACATGGGACTGAAAGAACAGATCAAGGCCGCAAGCGTTCGCAAGCCGCTCAAGGTCCACGTGAAAGAGTGGGGCTTTGACGTGCACGTCCGCGTCATGAGCGTCGGCGAGCGGGACGCGTGGGAACTCGCGTGGATCGACATCCGCAGCAAGGGCATGGAGAAGTTCCACAACTTCCGTGCGTTCTATCTCGTACGGACTCTCTGCGACGAGCACGGCGCACGGATCTGGAAAGACGATGAGATTTCCGAGGTGGCCGATCTCGACGGTGCAGTTATGGGCGAACTGTTCGACATCGCACAGAAGCACAACAAACTCACGGAGGCGGACGTAGTCGAACTCGCCGGCGAGCTTTAGCGCGAGACCGTCGCGGCAGTTCCTGTTCATGTTGGCCGGGCATCTAAAGATGACGGTCGGCGAGCTCGAGCAGCGGATGGATTCACGCGAGCTGTCGGAGTGGCTGGCCTTTGCACGCTACTTCCAGCCGCTCGACAACTCATGGGCTCAGACTGGAGTGTTGGCCAGTGCAGTGCTGGCACCGCACTCACGCCGAGGCCAGTGCCCAAAGCCGAGAGACTTTATTCCGACCGAAAGACCACCGCAGCACAAGACGCAGATGCTCGACGTGCTGGCCCAGATGAAGATCGACTTGGACGGCAAATGACATGAGCACGGCACTCGGACTAGCGATGCAGATCAGTGCCAATACGGCACAGCTGGCCCAGGCCGTGGCCGATGTGAACCAAAAGCTGGACTCCATGGGCGAGGCCGGCAAGAAGGCGTCGGCCGATCTTGGCACGCTGAAGAACATTGAGATTGGCAAGTTGGCCCTGGGCGGGCTCCAGGCTGCCACGTCTGCTTTTCTTAGTCTCTCGGGTGCCGTGACTGGTGCCGTCACTTCTGTCACGTCTTTCGCCTTGAGTGTTGGCGAAGAGCTCGACGCGTTGAACGACGTGGCCAACCGCACCGGCGTCGGCGTTGAGGCGTTGCAGGCTTACGCCAGGGCGGCCGCTGACACTGGCGTGAGCGTGGAATCGTTTGCCAAGCAGATCCAGAAACTCACGATCAACATTGGCAAAGCGACGCTCGACGAGAAGGCGCAAAAGAAGTTTGAAGAGCTCGGCATCGTGTTCACCGATCTCAAGGCCGCTACGCCGGAAAAGCAGTTCGAGATGGTTGTCGATGCGTTGGCTGGCATTGCCGATCCCGCCGAGCGTGCCGCCAAGGCCGTGCAGTTCTTTGGCAAGGGCGGCATCGAACTCGGCGAACTCTTCACGCTCGGGCCTGGTGCTCTGACGCAGATGCGGGAAGAGGCTGTCTCGCTGGGCCAGGTGGTGAGCGAGGACGCCGTCAAAGCCATCGACAGCATGAATGACTCGTTTGCCACCGTCTGGGCAACGGTCAAAGGGCTGGCAGGGTCGATCCTGGGCGAGCTTGCTGGCCCGATTAGCACGATCGCTCAAGAGCTTCTGGGCGTGATTAAGCAGGCCGGGCCGCAACAGATCGCCCAGCAGGTGGCCCAGGGGCTTCTGGATTTCATCCAGTTGGCCGGAAATGCGTTCTTGGAACTGGCAAAGTTCGTCGAGGCTTTCGTCAAGAAGTTCGCCCCGATCCTCGGTTTGGACATTCGCACTGAGGCCCAAAAAGAGCTTGATAATCTTCGTGACCAGCAAGCTGCTGCAAATCGAGTTTCCGCTGGCACAGGCGGCATGGGCGGTGTTGGATTGCCAGGACTGCGCACGCCTGAACTTACGGCCGAGCAACTGCAACGCATACAAGACCTGGAGCGGCAGGTTGCGGCCGAAGCCTCTGGCGGAGTGCTGCGAGAGTTCCAGGCCAACTTCAATGCAGCCGTAGACACGGCACGCCAGAAGCTAGACGAGAAGATGCAGGCCGGCACGCTCACGGAAGAGGACAGAAAGCTGCAGGAAGCCCAGCTGCGTGAGCTCCAGCAGTTCAACAGGAACGGCCAGATCGGCACCGTGGAGATCCTCAACTAGCCATGGCCGTCATCTCCTACCGCGAAGTCATCCCGCGTACAGCCTCACACAAGTTCGGAGAGGCTCCGACTGCGGAGCGGAAATACATCGTCACGGTCGATGAGCCGACGCCGACGCAAACGCTGGTCAACGCTGTCGGGATTTTCCACGCGGCCGCCCACCCCGAGTTTTCGTACCTCAAGTGCCTCAACATTCAGGTCACGGAGACGGATCGACATCACGCCGAGATCACGTACAGCTACGAACTGCCGAAGCAGGAAGAACTCGACCCAAATCCGCTGGCACGTCCTGACGTGTGGTCGTTCTCGATTGGCGGTGCCCAAGTGCCGGCCCTCGTCTACTACGACGGCAGTGGCAACGGAAGCCGTCTGCCGCTTGTGAATGCGGCGGGCGATTTCTTTGAGGGGCTGACCACGCTTGAGGCCGAAGTTAGGGCGTCGATTTCTGGCAACCGGCCGACGTTCCCGCTGGCCAATGCGTCGGCGGTCACGAACAGCGTGAACGCATCGCCGTACCTTGGCGGTGCCGCTCACACCTGGCTGTGTGCTGGGATCAGCGGGCAGCAGGCCACTGAGGTGGTGAACGACGTGGAGTTGCGGTATTGGCAGATCACCGTCGAGCTCGTCTATCGGGCCAGCGGCCACGATCTGCTGTTGCCCCACGTTGGGTGGCACTACGTAACGAACAACGGCGGCTCAAAGTTTCGTACGTTTGTGCGAAGCAAGGATGGGACCGACGAGGACGCGTCTGCGCCGCAACCTCTCAACAGTGATGGATCGCAGAAGTACGTCGGCGGAACCTCTGGCCCGCCCGACATTCTCACGCGCCGCGTGTACCCAGAAGCAGACTTTTCCAATTACTTCGGCACGCCGCCGTTCTAAGGAGCACCGATGCCCGACATCAGTTACACGATCACCGGCCAGGTCAGCAAAGGTGCCCTGTCGCAGTCCTTCGCTGCGTCTGGCGTCACGGCCAATATCGCCACGGCTGGCGTGCTCTCGGTCACGCTGAACCTGGGCACGGCCGTCACGCAGATTTCCACGGCCACTCTCGGCTCGCTTGGGCTGTGTTTCGCCCGTTCGCTGGCAAGTGCCACGACGCATACGGTGAGCTTCGGCCGCTACGCTGGCGCGACGCTGCACGAGACGGCCCGGCTCAAAGCTGGCGAGGCCGCAGTGCTGCGGCTTGCGGCAGGGGACTACGCCGCCAAGGCGGCCGTCGAAGGCACCCGCCTGGTGCTCACCGTCTACGAGGACTGAGCCGTGGCACAAAAGCCAGACGGCAAAGCCGCGAAGGCTGAGCGGGTGACATTCACTCGCCCGGCGGCTGAGCGTATTGCCAAGATCGTGCGTCGCGTCGAGCAAGGCGACCGTGGGGCGGAGCCGCTGACATTTGACCGAGCGGGAGGAGGCTCGCAAACCAAGCAAATACGCGTCTGTACTTTCACCGGGTCGTGGAGCATCAACCAGACAAAAACCCTGACGTTCCAGGGTGTCACGGCGACCCCGAATACCGTAGTCGCCACGAATCAACTGTTCACAATCGGCGACGCCTGCGAAGAACAAGTCGCCTACATTGGCAAAGTTTCGTCGCCTGGGCCTGCCGGCGCTACGGCCGCATGGCATCTGCTTAACGTTCAGCACCACGAAACGGCTGTGTTCGTCTCCGTCACGTTGACCACGTCTGCCATCGAGTTCACTCGCATCCGAGCCTGGATTCCCTACCCCGGCGAGACGGCGACGCTCTCGCTGCCCATATCGACAGAAACCGCATGTTCGTAATCAACGGCGCGTTGGCCGTGTTCAACGGCCTGATCGTCAAAACATTTAGGTTCTGGTGCGAGTGCGTTCGCGGTGGCACTTGCTGCAACGGAGAGTGCCACTGCGACGAGGGCGAGTGCTGCAACGACGAGTGGAAGACGGAGCCTGGGTACTGCTGCGGCGACGAAATCTGGAGTCCTGAAAACGACCCAAACGCGCCATGCGAGGAGGGGTGGACGTTCCTGCGGTGGGGCGACAATCTTGAGTGCTGCGGGTGCGTGCCTCCGAATGTTTTGGACCCTGTACAGAACGGAGGCATCGAAGGAGCCGAAAACGTCGCAGCGGCTTTGTGCTGCCCTGCGTGCGACGACGCGATCGTGTTTCGTGACCAGTGGGGGGAGTGTCCTGGCCGGTGCTGCGAAGACGGCGTCTGCTCGAACAAGAAGCCCTCCGAATGCGCCGGGCAGTTTCTTGG